TCGGCAAGGAGTACCATGTACTCTTCTAGAAATTCATTTGATAGTGGCATTAATTATCTCCTTGTATTAGGCCGTCATCCATATGTTCAACGGGTTGTCTATTCATTCGGACATACATTTTACTAAACTCACCTTCGCTGTCTTTCATTCCTTTAAGAATGTAGACAACCATGTATTGTCCTGTTGGTGTTCCGTCTTCTCCGTTGATTGGTTTGACTTCAATAGCTTTAGCACCATTAGGCAAAGCGTGTGTGTATTGCAGTCTTTCAACGGTCATGTCGTTATCCCCAATCTTTTCGGGGAATGCTTCATTAAGTTCTGCCATAGATGTTTCTAAGCTGACTGCTTGATTATCGTCTGTGCTAACAACTGTTTTAACTTTGCTAAACGCAATCTCTTCAAGCATTCTAATTTTATCGTTGTAAGATTTAGCAACCAAGTTTTCAATTCCTTGCTCTACCATACGTCCTGCAATTGTGCCTTTACCTGTTCCAAAGACTTCTTCGTGTGTGTATGTCATTCTAGTTTTAACTGTTTCACCTTTAGGGTTAACAATTTCTACTAAATCCAGGATAGGTTTACCTAGGCTATCTACCATAACAAACGTGCCATCTAGATAAGGCACAAGTGTCAAATCATCGGCATCATATTGTGGGAATTGTTTAGCAACGGTAATTGCAATCATAGCACTTTTAGTTTCTAAGTTTGCCAAGTCAGTGCTTGCCATTGGAAACTTACGTTTGTTCCAAACTTGGTCATTAATAACAACATAGGTAGATTCTAGATGTTGTTGTGTTGCATCTACAGCTTGGTCTAAAGCCACGCCAGAGTTAAGATACATTTGTAACAAACCTCTAGCATTTACTCTAGCCACACCACTAAGGTTGCCACCGTCTAATTCAAATCCATCCAACTCTTTGTTAAAATCTGTAAGACTGATAACTTCTTTCCAATAATTATTACCTAGCTGTTGGGCTTTCCACGCCTTAATAGCTGCGGTAGACAAATCATTCTCACCAGTTTGCATAAGCAAGTCGATAGATTTGTAATAAGCTTCTTGTGAATCTGACAGGTAATCAGCCGCAGGATTGTTTACAATTCCTTTTTGATTCATTTTTTGCCAAAGCTTATATCCCAGAGTAACTCTATCCATTCCTGCTTCGTCATAAATTTCATCATTGTTTGGAGCTGCTATACCTGCAAGAAGAGTGTCTTCCATTTGCGGAATAACTACACCATTCCTTCTGGCTAAATCCATTAGCTTATCTTCGGCTGCTATATAAGCCATTACAGTTTTTTGTTCTTCTGAAAGGGTTACACCTTTAAGAGCAGGGTTTTCTGGGTCATTTAATTTTGCCATTTCTTTAGCAATAAAATCATTTCTAATTATTTCTACACCGCTTCTAAGGTCTTTCTTAGATAAGTTAGCTGACCTTGCATTACCATTAAGCAATGCTGTAGCAGGTGCTAAATCAACAACACTTTTCTTTGCAATCGTTCTAATTTGTTTAAGAATACTTGCTGATTTTTCTGCGGTTGTTGATGTGTTTAAAAATGATGGTAGTTCACCTTTAGCACCACGTTTGTGGTTTAGGTATTCCTCAACAGCTTTTAGTGTTTTAGGATTACCATCAGATGTAACAATAGCTTGCTCTAGCATATTCAATAAAATTGCATTGGCTGCGTTAGGATTGATAGGATTAGCCTTACCCGACATTGTAGAGTAATCTTTCATCTTACCAACTTCATCACGCCATACAGCTTCTACGTTAGCAATAATGTCAACGATAGGTGCTTTCGGGTCAGCCGAAAAAGCCTGTTGGAATTTAGTATAGACAGTATTTTCTAAAGCTTTGATTTTACCTTCTTCTTGTGCTTTTAATTGTACACCTTGCCAAGCTGTCTTAGCTTCGCCCATGACTGACACATAGCCACGCTTGTATGATTCACCTTTGCCATCAAAGTTTCTCTCAACTGTGCCATACCATGCATCTAGGTCAGCCGTTTCCATATCATTAGGAGCAGTTTGATTTAGTGTTTCAATATCTTGCAACGCATGAGACATACCAAAGTTTACGTTCAGTACATTCTCTGCATATTTTTCTTTTAGTGGGAGTGTCCTAGGGTCATTGGCATCCATCAACTTTTTGATTTCGTCTGGGTCTGTAATGCCGTCATTCTTTAAAACATCAAAAGCAGTTTGTGCTTCGGTTCTAATTGTCTTTAAATTACTATCTACATATTTATCAAAACTTCTATTAAAGCCACGCATTGATTCAGCAATCTGTAACAACTCATTTGACTTAGGTGCTTTTAGATTCGTAGCGACAGTTGATTGGTAATACACTCTATCTGTACCGCCTCTGTAGGTTGTTCCCCCACTATACTCATTGTCAGCCATTATATCTCCTTAGTTATTGTGCTGTTGCTACCTTGTAATCAGTGTACGCAGACGCTGAATCAATCGCTAATCCCATCATACTAGGCTTCTGCGGAATAGGTTGGCTATACCAAACACTTTCCATAGCACCGTATGCTTCCATACGTTTACGGTCTAGTGACGCTAGGTCACCTTCAAAGCTTGCTTGGTTCTGATTGAAATCTAAGTTTGCGTCTGTGTTAATATCTCGTATGATTGCACCTGCATTACCTGCACCAAGATTTAACATCTTAGCTACCGCAGCTCTACGTTCTTTTCTTAATTTTAAATCTGCTCTTACTTTGTCTTCTGCTTTGGCCTGTTGGTTTTGGTCAATAGCATTAATGTCTGTAAGATAACCCCGTGTAGCCCGTCCTCTATTGGCCGCATTTATCGCCTCTTGCTGTCTTGCTTTCTGCTTTTGGCCTTGGTATTCCATGACCTTTCCGCCAATTGCAAGGGCAACTTGTGCTTCGGGTGTACACATATTATCTTCTCCTCATTAGTAAATGGAACGGTAAATTTGCGTGTCCATAATTTCTTGTCTCCATAATTTGGAAGCCACAAAATTCCAACCATTTGACAGATTTATAATTCCTTATGTCTATCCAATTAAAGATAAACTCATAATCTTTGTTTAATTCTTTGACCCACTTACGACACAACTTTATAAATTGTGGTTTGTGCATTTCGTCAAAAAGTTCTTCGCTAGTCAGCATCCATGCCACACCCCAATCTGGGGCATTACTAGCAACCACGCCAAACATCCCAATGATTTTTTCTTTATCACTTATCATTGTATAGATATCAGAGTTTGGTTTTGTAAATGGTAATACCAAAGCTTGAAAAGCATCTACATTATCTGATGCTCGTATTTCATCTAAGTCACTTTGTTTTATTTTATGGTGTAACTGTAGGACATCATCCAGAACACCTTTTCGTACATATCCCATTATATTGAGGCTGCTCTATTCTTATAATACCCTTCTATCTCTGCGGATATGAAGTGACATGGTAAATGACTTGTTGATGTAATCGTAGCTGTATACTTTGTATTCTCTGATTGAATAGGAACACTAAATACACCACTATCAATGTTTGGTTGTCCAATTAAAGTCGATGAGCCACCAACAATATTACCTGTCATTGTATAATCGTATGACGGTTTGTTATTAGCTGCGACTGTGACTTTAAAGAAACCAGAATCTTCATAAGCAAGTTTCATTGTTCTAATCTGATAACGTCCACTGACTATAGAGGCAGTGCTTTCACCACCTTTTCTAATGTATTGGGTACTAAACTGATAAGTAGAAGTATACGCTACTCCTAATAGGGCAGACGTATGATTTCCTGCAACAGTGATAGCTGTACCGACTTGACTTACTAAAGGCAAATCTGAGCCGTTAGATGCTCTAACAACTTTGATTGCTTGTGTTGTGTTGTACGGTAAAGTGTACGTTGTCTGGTCTGTACCTGCATTGTATGTACCTGTAACAGCCGTAAGCATATCTAGATGTACAGGAAAATTTAATCCACTATAGTTTGGATTACGCAAATCAATACGGCCTAGCTTTGTGTTAGTGTTTTCGTTGTACAACACATAGACATAGCTATCGTACTTTTCCGCTGATAAAATTTCTATACCAGTAAAATCCCACACTGACCATGATGACTGTGCTTTCTTATCTGAATCCCAAAAGTATTTATAGATATACATCTTACTAGCATAGTTAGGTGTTATTGCCCCGCTAGGCGTGTATTCAGTTGTGTTAGTAGTATCTAAAGTGTCATGTACTAGGCCAATCAAAGTATCTTCAACATCATTACTAACTATCTTATGTATTCCTGTTGGTATCAAAGAACTAACACCTACAGTTAAGTTCATACCATCATTAACTAAACTATCATCATCAGCAAAATATTCGACAATAGAAGTTTTATCATTTCTACGTTGTGCAAAATAAACAAACCTACCTGCATCAGCGGGTTTGACATCTGTATCGTGACTGAAAGATGAAGTCTTTGTAAGTACAGCCGTTGTAGGCGATACCGCATCACCAGATGACTCAAGCACATACTGTGATTCTTGTGAGAACAACAATAGCTGTTCGTTAAAATCAATTGAATTATATAGTTTGTTAACAGTTGTTCCAGATGCAGCAATATCAATTGGGTCTGTATCTAATACATCTGTTCCTGTTGTAATAAAGAAGTTAAAGAACTGAGCGTTTTCTGTCAGTACCAAACTTTGGTCTGCAAGAATGCCAAGTCTGTTTTGAAAGAACGTAAGGTTTGTAGCTTTCTTATTGACAAACGATGGGGCAGGGTTGGTGTCATTATCACCTGCAACTCTGTCTGTCCAATCAACTTGTTTAAATGTAAATGTACCATCATTATTATTAATAAGAGCATGAGGCATTGTAGAATTATCAACACCAAGTTTTACATCGGGTGCTACAGTCTCTGACCAGATACCACCTGCTTTGTGTCTAACATAATAATCACCAAGAGTTTCACCTTCTTCACCAGTAATTTTAATAATCATATCTACTTTAGCGTAGTAAGGTAAATCAGAGAAATCCTGGATTTCATCTTTAACAGCATACATAGCTTGGTTACCAAAACCATCGGTAGTTGTTACTGTGTAAGTTTTACTTTGGTCATTAAGCCTGCCGTAGGCCACGTTCTCATATTTAGTAAATGTAAATTTAGAAGTAATTGAAGAATAGTTTGCTAGTCCTTGTGTTGTACTAACAGTTGCCCCACTGTCACTTCTTATTGTTCTGAAACCAATACCATCGGCAGAACTAGACCAATCGGCAGAAGATGTTCCATATAAAAGAATATCAATGATTTTGTTCGTATCTCTAAACTGACTATCAGTGCTAGAGTCATTTCCTGTAGGCATTTGAAACTGTACTTCATAACCGTATGACCAATCTTGATGGGTTAATTTAACTGAATACTCACGACCATAGTTTGAACTTTTACAGTAAACTAAAAATTCTTCTACTTTGGCTGCGGTAGTTGCAGTGTCTTCTAGAATAGTTTTCTCCGTGTTGGCTACAAAAGTATAATCAGCAATGTTAACAAATTTTAAATTGTTTATTGGATTAGTTGTAGCAAGATAACTTGTGCCATTAGGTGTGCTTACAGTCTTTTGGTTACCTGCCAAATCATAAACTTTTGGTGTGGCGTTATTAGTAAAGACAGCAACATACTGGTCATCAGAGTCACGGTTAATCCAGTGTACGGCAGAATTGTTTGGAAAGGCAGTGCTAGACAGGACGTTAGCAATGTGGTGTAGAGATGGGCGTTTGCTTAACCCTTCCACAATGTTAGACTGAAAATTTATTTGTGTCTGTCCTTGGGCAGGATTACGCTGAACGGGGTTCTGTTCACTGATACCATTAATAAGATTTGGTATTGATTGTGATGTAAGCCTAGTTGCCATTTATTTTCCTTAAATTACTTGAGTTCTAGTACGGTTAATAATGTAGTATTGGCTGTAGTTGCCAGTTAGTACATTGTAGTCACCCGCTCTTGCATCAGCTTGCTCAAAGGTAATGTGTGCTTCTTCTTCATCTTGTAATGCAAGCTTATTAAGTTCCAGTGAACCCATATATCTAGCACAGAAACGTCTTGCAGATTTGACTGCAATGTAGTGCCTAGCATATTGGGGAAGGTCTTCATACTGTTGTACCAAAACATAATCAACAACTGGGTTGTAAGTAAAGATATCAGTATGGTTTTTTAAATCATATAGAAAGCCACCTCGCTGAGTGTATGCGTAGGTTGCTTGGTATGGGGCTGCGACTTCTAGGTGTACGCAGTTTGTAGGTAGCACAACTTTGTTACTACTGTTTCTTTGTAATGTGACTTCATTCTCTGTATTAAAGTGCCATCCTTGTGACTGCACTGACATAGAAGTTTCATCAAGTATATTCTTTGCGATAGCGACATCTGAACCAACACCAGTAGTTGATGATATTGTAGATACAGGGGCTTCACCAATAAATGACAGCATGGTGTTTATCGCCTGTAGTTCTGTCGTAGCTGTAATTTGTGTTGTCATGGTTTCCCTCTAAAAAAAAGAAAAGGCAGGGATTTTACTCCCCACCTTTCCTTGGTTTATTATTAACAATTAGGCTTCTTTAATGCCCACTGCTGCTTCTGGTCTTAGGACGCCATGACCCATTGCGTATTTCGCAACCATCAATGTACCTTGACGTCTAATGTCGTATTCCATTTCGGAAGACAAGTCCATTAGCTTAACAGTACCCGCTGCACTAGGGTGACAGACAAGTGCCACATAGTTAGCAAGGTTTACTTGTTGTGGATTAGAACCACCTTGAGTAGCAGAACCGCCCGGAACGCCTGTATTAGACGAAAGGTCAGCAGCAATATCACCAAAGTGAGCAGTTGGAATTAGTTCAATTCCTGCTACCTTTAGGATTTTACCATCAGCTACACCACCGTTAGCACCACCAGAGAAATCTACGTTGACTGCATTAGTTGCATTAGCCATTTTGTAGTATTCTTCTAGTCTGATGAAAGCTTTTCGTCCTTCTTTAGGAACATAGTTTTCATCAAGTTGCTTCGCCGCATCAAACAATGAATCAATCATTGCATTGGCCGCTGTCGCTGCTGTACCAGATGCGATACCAGTGTTCGTTAGAACTGTACCAGACGCATAGCTAGTGTCAGCTACGTTGGCCGCACCTTGAGCTGCTTGACCGATAGTTTGCAAGATGTGCTTATCCTTTTGGAAAGCCAATGCTCTACCGATTTCAGTCGAATACGCAGAACGTACATCCCAGTGATTCTTAGCTTCTTCCAAATTTGATAGGAATACGCTAGATACTAGCAAGTCGTTAATTGTAATCGTCTTCTCGTTATGGTTTACATCACTACCTGTAATTTCAGTTCCAGGAGTATGGTAGGCTGCATCGATTCTGCCCATTACTGGGAAAGTCGCTGACTTACCATTAGCGATAGAACGAACCATTTCCGCTCCCGCTGTTACTGTAGCTTGTTCAAACGATGTAAGAACTTCACCACTAAAGATTTTAAGAAACAGGGCATCTTCTGAACCTGATGCGTTGACTCGACCAACGCTTACTGGGGCTGCATTTGCCATAGTATATTCTCCTTCTTGAGATTGTTAGATTTAAGTTTATTTAGAGACTTAACGCCTTCACTTAATTCCAGATTGTCTCCCTCAAGAGGTCTTTCTTTGTCGTTCTGGCAGTTGCCACACATAAGTGTCGCACAACTAAAGTTGGCTATTACTTATCTTGTTCTGGACATCATTTCTGAAAGCTTCATCAGATTGATATCTAGGGTCTTTCATAGCCGTAGTCACTTCAGCCCAAGAACGGTATCCACCTTTGGCTTCACCCGCTGAACGTCCTCTAACTAGATTCGGTTCAATACCTTCGGCTGCTGAGTATCGTGCCTGTAATCCCATGACAGCAAGTTTAGTTTGCTCAATGTCACGACCATTGACAGTCACATTGTATGCATCAATTTCTTGTGCATTCAAATTTTGTTTAGCCCATTGCATCATGTCAGTGTAGTTATCATTACCGCCCACCAAGCCTTTGATTTCTCCTGCTCGTTGGTTAGCCAATGCTTGCTGACCGTTAATAAAAGCATCAACATAATCTTTAGTGATGCCCGCCTTCTCCAGTGCTTGATATGACTTTTCGTCAAGTTGACCATTAGAGTCATATTCTTGTTGAAGACTCTCCATAGATAAACCTGCGGATTCGACAGCTTCTTCCGCTTTATCTATATTAAGGTTTTCTTCTTTAGCAGTGTCGGAACTTTCTGGAGTTTCCGCAGGTTTACCTAGTTTGCCTTCCAATTCACCGTAGGCTTTCGCCATATCTTCTGGTGAGGAAAACTTTTCTGGCAACCAATCTGGTCTTGAAGGTTGTTCTGTAACTTCTTCTGGCTTTTCAGAAGCAGTAACACCTTCATTGATTGTAGTTGTTTCTACCATTTGTGTTTCCTTATTGTGGTTTAGTTAAATTGTTCGCCACTTGAGGTGCAACAGACTGGGCAGTTTGCTCCATCATTTGTTGTTGTTGCATCTCTTGTGCCTGTTGTTGTTCAGCCTGTAATTCCTCTTGAGACTTAATTAAGCCTTCAGTATCTATTCCATGACTGTTCGCCATACGTTGGATTAAATCTCCAATGTTTAGCATTGACACGGCTTGCGGATTAATCTGGGCAAGCTGTGCAATTTCTGCGGTGAACTCCCTAAGTTTCTCTAGGTCATTCCCTCTACCAAGTGCTTCAACACCTGTGATGATAGTGGGCTTCACAGTGCCTTTTGGTAAGTTAGGTATCTCACCCTTCTTACTCATTCGTTGCATAAGCAATCTTACAATAGGCAATTGTAATTCTTGTGACAACAAACTGTAGACACCACCAAGGGCAGTCTCTAGTTCGTTTGCCATGTATCTGATTTCAGTGCTTGTCACTCTTTCCGCATCACGTTGTACGGCTGCGTTTAGCAAGAACGCAAAGGACAAACGCTGTTCAAATTTTCCAATAGCTGACTCTACTACACCTAAGTCATAATGCTTTTGTGCTTGTAGTACATCAACATCACCTGCTTGGCCTGTAATGATATCACCATTACGGGTCATCGCTAAGTCACGTTTCTTTGTGCTTGAATTTGGTTTGACAAGGAACACAACCTTTGAACTGGCCGCAGCTCCTTCAACTAAACTTCTTGACAATCCTTCTAACGACTTGAGGTCACCGATATATTGCTCGACATACGACCTGCCGTAATCCTCATTGTCTACGGATATCATTCTCAACGGCAAAAATGGAAAGTTCTCTTCGGTAAATTTACCAATGCTTGACGGTATTTTGACACCGTGTAATTCTTGACAAACATAAAAACCATTATCTGGTAATTTATAAATGTGTGTGTACACATCACAATCATCTGTTGATTTAATATCTTCAGAAGACATATGTGCATACGCAATTTCTTGTGCTTCATCTGGCAATGCTTTTATAGAAATGTTTTCTTTAACAACAATTTCCAGGATTGAGCCACCGTCATCACGTTTGATAACGTATTGGTCTAGTGGGTATACTTTCATCTTACCTGCTTTAGGCAAGTGGAGAAGTACATTACCACCAATAAGCAAATGCTTTAGGGCTTCAAATACAGGTACTCGCATCGCATCTGTTTCAATCCTACCCATAACTTCACGTTCAATTTTACTTAGGACTTTTTCAATCTGCGTTTTTACTTCGGGATTGTTTTCAGCTTCGGCTTTAGCTTTGCCATCGACTGCTAGTCTAAAGAATGGTTGGTTTGGGGGAAAGAGTAATAGTAAAAGTTTACTGGCAAGGTTGTTAACACCTCGACTGCCTACACTTTGGTAAGGCGTATATAAATCACTTGTTGCTTCAAAGCCACTAGCTACTATTACATGGGGGATGGTTAGTTCGGAACAGTCTCTACCTCTATCAAGATAATGCTCACGGTACTGAGCCATAGTCTCATATCGTCCTTCGGCACTATCATTTATAGCGGTATTTGAATATTCCATTTATGAACCTTAAACAGTTGGGATAGATACGTTACTTACGCCAGTGCCAGATGTATTGACATCAGTCTGTAGCATATTTGTACCTGTCTTTTTCTTTTTCTTTGCAGCCACTTCCGCTGTATCCTCACCCGCAATTTCCAATTCTGGTGCTTGCTCATCTGGTGATTGAACACTAGATACTGGTGGTGGTGCTACAGGTTGTGGTGCAGGACTTCTGCTTCCGCCTAGACACATATTGCTTCTCCTTCTATTTGTAATTGTTAATATCCTATTTACCATTAGTAAATATTTAGGTTATTCGTCTTGTTGTAATTATCATCAACAATACTTAGCCCACTAGATTGGACGATAGTTCCGCCCCCGCTAGGGCTATCATTACCAGAATCATTATTGTTCTGATTAGATACCACTGGTTTGGGTTCGGGTTTAGGGTCATAGATATTGCCGTTATAATATTTTGAGGAATCATACTGACGATGAGTTGGTGTTGGTGAACTGCCTCCGCCCATGCACATAATCAACTCCTTTTGTTTAGTATGTTTTCGTCACCTCTAGCTTTCAAAAGTAATAGAAAATCAACAACACTTCGTTGTCCTGCTTTAAACCATACTTCTCTATCAGAATCTTTTAGACTCGCAGGTTCACTTGGATACACTTCGTTTAGTTTTTCTAGTAACTCTTCTACAGTTATTGGTAATTCATCCATTTTAATTCTTTCTAATAAGGGAAGTAATAAGGCTCTCTACCAGAGAGAGCCAGTTGTTGAACCCTTGCTGTATTCAGTAGCACGGTTCTCAAAGAAGTTTGTATGTTCAACTCCGTTCAAGACCCAATCCAACCACGGCAATGGGTTATCTTTAATTTCATAGTTAGGCTTGAGGCCAAGCTGTAACAATCTCCTGTCAGCAATGTGACGAATGTACATCTTAACTTCATCGGCAGACAAACCTTGTATACCGCCTTGCTCAAAAGCGAGGTCAATAAATTTATCTTCCAAGTCAACCATGTCTCTACAGATTTGATAAAGGGTAGCTTTAAAATCATCTGTCCATATGTGCTTGTTTTCATCAACAAGAGTATGGAAAAGCTTAATCATGTTTTCTACATGGTGGCTTTCATCTCGTATTGACCAAGTAACAATCTGGCACATACCTTTCATTTTACCAAACCTTTGGAAGTTCAACAACATAATGAAAGAGGCAAACAATTGTAGCCCCTCACCAAATGCTGAGAACACTGCCAAGTCTCTGGCTTTAGACTCAATACTATCACCACGTTCTTCAAACAAATAATTATGTTTGTCAGCCATTGCTTGGTAATCCTGGAATGCTTGGTATTCTGAATCGGGCAAACCAATTGTATCGTTAAGCAATGAATAAGAATGTGCATGGTTAGCTTCACTGGCTGCAAAAGCAGACAACATCATCCTTACTTCGGGTGGTTTAAACATTGGAATATATTTATCAAGATATGCTTGAGCAATATCCACATCACCTTGCGTAAAGAATTTTAGAATCTGTGTTACCAAATTCTTTTCTTCATTAGTTAGGCGTGAGTTCCAATCTTTTACATCTTCCATCATCGGCACTTCACTGGGTAGCCAATGCATTTTCTGTTGAGTATCGTAAGCTTCAAAAGCCCACGGATATTCAAAAGGTTTATAGTGGGTTCGTTCTTTTTGTAGTGGCATTTGTTTTATCCTTCACACATTATACAGTCTGACTCTCCAACGTAGTCATCCCGCTTTTTACGTTCTATCTTATTTGATATTATTTCTGCTCTTCGTATTGCTTCAGAGCGACAGTAGTAAAGCGTCTTAACTTTCTTTCTCCACGCTTTCATATGTAGTTCATGCAGTTCACGAATGTCCACATCCGCAGGTACAAAGATATTTAAACTTTGACTCTGACAAATGTAAGGTTGTCGTTGAGCTGCCTTTTCTACTAGCCAGTTCTGGTCTATCTCAATGGCAGTAGAGAACACTTCTTTATCCCAATCATCTAGTTCTTCTAGGTGCAGTACAGAGCCACGCTTGGCAATGATACTTGTCCATACCTTATCAGTGTCCAAACCTAATTCCGCTAATCGCTTTTGCAGAAATTTATTTTTCATCAAAAATGAACCGCTCATAGTTTTATGAACATAGGCATTTGCCCTATAAGGTTCTATCGATGGGCTTGTACCACCACATATAATTGAACTGGTAGCATTGGGAGCAACAGCAATGACATTGGCAAACCGTAGTCCAGTGCCAACCATGTCTGGTGCTTCACCTCGTTCCTTACCTAAAGCAACATTAGTTTCCATTGCTTGTGTATGGATGTGCCTAAAGATAACATTATTTCTAGACGCACCCAATGCACTAGCAAAAGGAATGTTCTTTGATTGTAGATATGAATGATAACCCATAGCCCCTAGACCAATACTACGTTCACGCATTGCGGAATACTTTGCTTTGGCTAGAGAGTCTGGAGCGTTATCAATAAAGAACTGCAACACGTTATCTAAAAATCTAATGACATCGGGAATAAACATTTTGTCTTTTTCCCAATCATCAAACTTCTCAATGTTTAGAGAAGATAGACAACAGACCGCAGTCCTGTCTTCGCTTGTTGGCAAAGTTATTTCAGTACAAAGATTTGATTGATGTACTTTTAAACCCAGAGTTCTTTGACTCTGTGGTAAGCCTTCGTTAACCGTGTCTGAAAAGAAGATATACGGTTCGCCTGTTGCCACCCTTGTTTCCAAAATCTTTTGCCATAGCTGTCTTGCGGAGACAGTAGAAACAACAGACCCACTATGAGGGTCAACAAGTTCCCAACTATCATCTGCGTTCCTATCATTAGAACACTTATCAATGATGTGCATAAACTCATCAGTAATATTAATGCCGTGATGAAGATTGAGACACTTTCTGTGAATATCACCACCACTGGGTTTACGAATTTCCAGAAACTCTTCAACCTCTGGATGGCTAATGTCTTGATATACTGCATAACTTCCTCTCCTTGTTTTACCTTGTGAAAATGCAAGCATCTCTGAATCAACGATGTGCATAAATGGAATTGAACCAGACGATTGTGAACCACCAGATGTGGCCTCACCGTCTGAACGTATGTGACCCCAATAGCCACCAATGCCACCGCCTACTGAAGCAAGCCAAGCATTCTCTGTGAAGTGACTTGTCAATCCTTCACGACTATCTGGAACATAATTTAAAAAGCAACTAATAGGCATACCCTTTTTAGTACCACCGTTTGTTAGTACAGGTGTTGCAAACATAAACCAAAGTTGTGAGGCATAATCATATATACGTTGTGCCATCTCTGGTGTGTCTGAAAAGGTACGGGCTACACGGGCAAAGGCATCCTGCGGTGACCCCTCATCGGGTAAGAGATATCTATCTCTCAAGACTTTCATTCCTTGTTCCGTGATTAGTTCATCACGACTGTAGTCAATTTCAATAAAGTATTCTAATTTGTCGTGACTCATCCTTTGTATCCTTTCTCTATTTGTTTTTCTAAATTAGCTAATGCTCTCCATGCAACTTGCCCCCAATCTTCATCAAGTATGTGTCGCATCATAGCATCAAGTTCATCACCAGATTTACTTCTATCCCAATGCAATGTCTCTGGTGTTTGACCATGTTGCAGTCCACCTTTCAGTGATACCTTGGCAACACAAGCTAGTGCATTAGGGAAATATTTTATAACACCAGTGTAAACAGGGATGGCTTTTCTTTCGGCTGCATCGTCTGGCAACGGTTTTATAAATTCAAATGTAGGTTGGTCTATATCTGCCATAGCTTCACCTCACCTGTCTTCTTGTCGTATTCACCGTGGCGTAAAATCCTGGCCACCCTTGCTTGTTGCAATGCATCTTGCTCATTCATGCCCGCCTTCTCATAGGCTTTAACAACAATCTCCCACATATCTTTTACTGGCATATCTTTGTCAGCTAACATTTTATTAGCAGTGACTGCCCCAACTTTTGGTACGCCAGAGTATCCGTCAACAGTGTCACCTGTCAGAGTCTGAATCATGTGAAAGTGGTTAGCTTCGTTTAGTGAAATCTTTTGTACTGTTTCACCATCACGACAATAGTTACAAGGCACACCCATAAAGTCCTTATCTATAGAACAGATAATAGTTTCATCTTTAGATGGCTTTGTAGCTAAGATACCAAGTACGTCATCAGCTTCTAAGCTAGTATAGAATACAGCTTTGTATTTTTTAATTAGATGACTACGCATATCACCAAGCACTAACGGCTTACGCTTTTGTTTACGATTGTCTTTGTATGTTGGCAGTACATCTTTACGAAAATTCTTGGTGTCCGTAATAGCCACTACAATAGAATCAGCTTTTAGTTTTTTCTTTAGTGCATCAATACCATCATCAACCATCTTCATGGCTTCGGGTGTGTATGAATGCAATGTCCATAGGTTATCATCCCACTTAATAGGCTGTTCAGATTTGACTGCCGATTGATATGCAATGATGTCACCATCGATTAACAATGTTCTTTTCATTTTAGTTTCCTTTTAGTCTACGAGGTTTGCGGATTTAAACACTTCGGATAATGGAATGAGTACGCATTTGGATTGCCATCCATCACCAATCATCTTTGTGTTGTCTTTAAATTTCTCAACAATCTTTTTGAGAATGGGTACTTCAAACATAATAATAGCGTAGTTTGATTTACCTCTTGCTAGTATGTGAAACCAGTAGTCGGCTTCTGTAACTGATAGGCCAGATGGTTTACCACGGCATTCTATTTCAATAGCTATGTTACCTGTCTTGTGCCACCAATCACGTTCTGTTTTAACTTCTATCTTATCTTTTGATTCACCTAAGATAGATGCCACCATTGCTTCACGTTCTTCACCAAACTTTAAATCGATGTCGAACTTATTAGTATATGTTTTTGTCAATGTGTTTCGCTCCAGTTGTTCCCGATTTTATATTCACCATCCAGAGGCAACCTTATCCCAAGGTCTTTCCCTGCACGGTCAATACAATCAACCGCCAACTGACCGACTTCTTCAGCCAAATGTGTAGGCACTTGAATTTGAATCTCATCATGTATCCAAAGCAATTGAGTAACATCATCATATTTTTTTATGGCGTTGTTAAACTCGACTAACCATTGCTTGGCACAACAAGCCCCTGCTCCTTGAAGCAAAGTATTGAGTGATGAAAATTTATTTCTTACTTTTATAAGTCTACCATCAAGGCCGACAAGGTATCCCCTATCCGCAGCCGAATGTACTTGCTCAATTAATTTGGCTAGTGCGGGCATACGATTTAGGAATCTTTCTTTGACAAGCTTGGCTTCTTTGTTTGTCTTGCCTGTCACTTCAGCAATCTTTCCAACACCACCACCGTAAAGCCAACAATAGAAAAATCGTTTCGCTAGGTCACGACTTTCTAATCCCGCAGCTTCTTGGTTTGCAGTGTGGATATCACCATCCAAAACTATCTTGGCGTATTCACCATTGTCTATCTTATGTAAATAGTGGGCGAGTAATCTGGTTTCGATTCCGCTTTGGTCAACGCCAACCATCTTGTAGCCTTTCGGCACGGTAAACAATTCTCTAAACTCTTTCCCGTATGGTGCATAGACCGCAGGTACTTGTTGAAGGTTGGGGTTGCTTGCCGTGCTACGGCCTGTCACCGCTCCGTTAGTATTAACAGAACCATGTAACCTGCCGTCCTTCATTAGTTTTAGATAAGCTTGTTTACCATCCCCCAACATACCAAGTCGCTTCTCTAAGAGGAAGTATTCAGCGAGTAGTTTGGCTTCGGGGAATGGTAACTGGTTTAACACACGGTCATCCACCTTGGGTGAACCATCGGGTGTAAATTCTTTAGGCTTCCAATCGTGTAAAGTTTTTAACCTGTCAGCAATGTGTTGTCTTGATGACGGATTAAACTGTGTATGTGATACCTTTATAAAAGGCTCACCCTTTACATATCCTCTGGCTTTGTTGTTAACCTTTGGAATAAATTCTGTACGAACTTCGATGGGTGGGAACACTTCTTGCAGTTCTTGGGCAATCGCTTCTCTCTTGGATGATAGCTTCGCATATAGTGTTGTCGCTTTTTCTGTATCAAACATGATACCGTATTGTTCTTGCCTTGATATGATTTCACAAACTTCATGCTCCAATTTAATTGCTTGTTCTGAGTATCTCTTAGCAAGCATACGTTGAAATAAAGTATGAGTGGTATGGCAATCTTGTATGCAGTAGTCCAACATCTCTTGTGTAAACTCTGACCAATCTGTTTCTATCTCCTGCTTTGGATTACCAAGACGTAACCCCCATGCTTTCAGTGAATGGCTGCCCCATAGTTTTGTAGGGATTGCTTTTGACTTTGTGTCGATATCAAAAACATCTGGGTAGATTAACCTTGACCCAACTAAAGTATCAAACACCCTGTTAGGTTTAAGGTCTGGATAGAACTTTAGTAACTGAGGTATGTCATACTTTATTATGTTATGACCAATGATGCATACTGCTTTGTTTAAAGCATCCACACCTTCTCTTAGACTACCAGTGCATTGTTTGGTGTCACTGTAAGTTGAGACTACATTAGAATGTATATCTTTAATAACTATGCAGTGTACCTTGGTTGCATCTAGACCATCAGTTTCTATATCAAAAACTAATTCGCTCATTTGTTTCTCCTATATTGTTAATGTAAAGTGCAGAGTCTTACTGATATCCGCTCCGCTGCTTCGTTCTCCTCTTCTAAAACTCCAAGGGCTGAATCAATCATTAAGTAAGAGGGCAACGATGCTACCTCTATCTCAACGTGCAATCCTGGATTCTGCATTACTTCTGCCAATGCATCCATGATGACCTTCGTCCACTCAAGACCCTTCTCATCAAAACTCTTGGACATATGTAGACTCCATCAGAATACCTTTGGTTGTGTCGTAAGTTAATGTACCTGCCTCACCACAATCACCACTATGTCTATTCTTCAAAACTCTAACAGTAGTCTCATGTTGGTTCTCACTGTCTTGCTGATTTCGTTCTAGTCCTAAAACCATATCGGACAGTTGAGCAATGGCGTGTGAACCTCTCAAAGAATTTAAGCTTGTCATCTTACCTGCTTCAAATCCTTCATCACCGCTTGGCCTACGCAAGTGAGACACAAGCATCATGCCTACACCTGTCTCTTCAGTAAGACAACGTAAGGCAGTCATTGTATTGTCAATCAATCTACGCTCATCACCATCGGCAATAGAACTTACAATGATTGATAAGTGGTCTAAGAATATCCAACCACATTCACATCCTTTGGCAAGGTATCTAATCTTCGATAACAAATTGTCAGCCATCGATGAACCAAAGTGATTGTATAAAAAGAACCTGCCGTTGCCGACAGTCGCATCAAAAGTATTTCTAAAGTCTTCATCCGTCACACCTTCTCTTGATAAGTGCAATGGCTTTTGCATTTCGATACCCATGATACCAAGGGCTGTTCTTTGCATTGACTCTTCCAATGCTACATAGCCAACAGTCTCACCTTGTTTAAGTAAATGGTGTGCTATCTGTCTTGCAAATAAACTTTTACCTATACCACTACCTGCGGTCACGGTTACAAGTTCTGACTTTCTCATTCCACGGGTACGCCCGTTAAGATTTTGAAAAGGATAAGGCACTGACTTGGTGTCATCAATCTTGTGAACGATGTCATAGATATCTGCACCCGATACAATACCGTCTGGTGTGTATGGCTTTGCATTCCAAAATGCTTTGACAAGTTCTTCGCCTTTGCCTTCAACCAACATCTCGTTGGCATCCTTCAAACCAAAGTTCATTATCTTTGCTTTTTGTGGTGCAAATAATTTAGCACATTCATCCGCAGCTTCACGCCCGTGAACGTCTTGGTCAAAACAAAATGTAATAGTTTCAAATTTATCTAGCCATTCCATGTTAGCTTGGATGTCACGCTTCGCACCCTTGCTACCAGACTTGATTGAAACTACAGGCCATTTGTTACCAAGCATTTGACTCATGCTCATGGCATCAACTTCGCCTTCGCAAACTGTCACGTTCTTGCCCGAACCAAATAGGCTCTGACCAAACAGTTCAGTTTCTTTTGCTGACCCCAACCATTGGAAACTCTTATCTGGGTAACGCAACTTCTGTGCTTTTATATTACCTTGCTTGTCATGGTAATTGGCAATCTGTACAGGCTTACCGTTGTACTTGCCGACCCTATAATTAAATTTCTTAATGGTGTCTAAACTTAAACGCCTACTACTAATAGCCGATAAGTCACCAGTGATGAGTTCACTGGGAACACTTTCCGTTTCCATCTGTTCTCCTATATGAATTGAAGTATGCTTGCCACAACCGAAACAATAACTATGCCCGTCACTGTAGACTGCTACGTTATCTTTGCTTCCGCATGAATCACATGGAGCATGATGGACAAAGTCACTTTCCATCTTTGTCTCCTAAATAAAAAACCCTAGGCATCTTGGCGAACCAAAAAGACCTAGGGCTGTACGACACACAACTGTAGTACATGATTGTTGTAAAATTTTTTGCCTGTTTATGCAACTGGTTTCTCATAGAGCCACTCCGTTGGTATAAACTTGTCAGCGTATGGGAATCCGTTTCGCTCACACCACATAGCGTAAGTTGTTTTAGACTTCTTAGAAATCCTGGACTTGCTATTGCTGAAAACAAAACGGATATCCCTCTTCGGATGATGTTTCTTTACGAGTATCATCTTCTGACGGTCTGAAGTTAGAAGCTGACCTTTGCATTCAATTATGATTCCATTGTTAAGAACAAAGTCGGGAGTGTACCTATGTTCTTTCTCTGGACGGACATAATTAAGAACCAACTTTTCATATTCAAAGGGGATAGATAATGAATTAAGTTGATTTGCAACGGCCTCTTCTAACCCAGACCGATACTTAGAAGTCCGATTCGCTCTTTGAATCCTCTGATACTGATGCATCTTTGGTTTCCTCTTTTTCTTGAACGTATCCTACTTCCTCATCGAAACCAAAGCGACCTGCACCGCTCGTACCTTCTACATACTGGATGACTTGAACAGCCCTTAGTCTAAGACTAACTCCTGCTCCAACCATTGATGTATAGTACGGAGCAATAGCACCGTTCACTTTCATTTCAGACCCTGCGTAAATGTTATGCTCTAGCATGGGCGTTCCCTTCGCATCAAATACTGCGGGTTTGTATGCAGCTTTTGATTTGAATTTGATAATGACTTTACCAGTTGGGTTACCCTCTTGGTCTAGTTCATCAGCGTAAGGACGATTAGCTTCCTTACATGGTTTGCTACCAAGCTTCTTCTTCTGCTCTTTGACATTCTCATCATAAACAGAATCGATTTGTGTGATAACAGGTTGAGCATCTTCTTTAGTAAGAATGAGATTCACCTTGTATTCACCTTCCTCATTAAACTTAGTATCTGGAGTAGACAGATAAGGAAAAGCTGCCACTCCTACTGGTGTTGTAAATGCATTTGACATTGCCATGTTTAGTCTCCTTGTTGGTTAATAATAACCTTCAGATAATCTTTACCCTTCAGTCTAATAGGGAAGGTATTGTATCCGTTGGCGGATTGGTTATGCGAAAAAAAAGTCACTGCTCAATACCAAGTCTAAATCAAAGTCACCTTTTGGTGGTACTTCGGGTAGCTTTTTCTTGCTCTTTTCATCCAGTACAGGCTCGACTGATTGCTTGATACTTTGCAACAAATCGTAGTCCTTATACATCTCAACAAATGTGAAACGAATGCTGTCTGCAAGCTTGTCGCAGTCGGCAGCCACAGTTCCATATGAGTCGTGAACATTACAGAATGACTGAACACCTTTTTGTAAAGCATCGACTGTTGTTAAGAAAAGATGGGCAGAATCCTGGGAATGGATTGCATTAGGTGGCAGTGAGTTACCTGCTTTTAAAACTGCAAGCTTCTCTGTCTCCTCATGTATCCTTGGCCTTATAATCTCACCAAACAATTTAGTCTCGACCCTCTTTAACCGTAGTTCGGGATAAGATTGCACGACAGGAAAACCAGAAGGTGACACCCATCGTATCGGTAAATTATTTTTTGCCATAATTCTTGCGGTCTTTTGCAAGTAGTCCATAGACACACGGGCAGAGTTTATTATCTCACCAATTGAATCCCAGATGATGCCCGACAAAAATGTACAGGCTTTAAACTCTTGTGTGCCAAATGGATGTACATCACCCTTGTCTCCACGCTTGGTCAAATCCTCAAGCACAAAGTCGGAGCAACTGTATCTAGTTGAACCATACGGCAGGGTCATTATTGCTCTTTTGCAGGTAGACCTTTTGACTCCGTATTTAATCCAAAGCATAGCAAGCGGGTTGTCTATCTTGGTAAGTGCTTCGGTTACATTGTCAGCTACAATTTGATAGACATCATTAGGTACGTCACCAGTTTGTATAAGGTTTACGGCTTGAGCTGCAACAGGGTCACGTTGGATTGCTGAGTAATGTTGGATGCCGTTACAACTTCCATCCATTGAGCAAATAAAACGAGACACATATCCATAGCCATGCTTTTGAAACTCCGCCCACTCTTTGCACCATGCTAAGAATGACCAAGGCTTGTCTGCCTGTTCCCACTCACGGTGGGTGTAAGGGTCTTCGGCTATTGCTATGAATGAATCAGAACTATCATTGACCCACTTAACCCGTACATCATAACTATCTTTGTCATAGCCATACAAGTTAGCACCTTGGACACCAAGCCAGAACGCCCCGTTGTTCTCTTCGGTGATTGGCTTGCCGTTAGCAAACAAAAGCAATGCCTTTGCATAGTCTACTGACTGACCATTTAAATAATTTGGCACATGGTATGCCCGACCCCGAAAGTCTAAGGTGTGTGGCATATAGATTTCTGGCTCATCTTTAAATTTACCTGCAATCCATAGCACCTTACTCAAGTGCAGCCGTTTAGATTTTATCCTTGCATTTTCCGTATGCACCTTGACAGCTTCCGCACGGTAGGCTTTACGAGCCTTCGCATTCTCCGCAATGTCATGCGGTTTTTGTGGTAGCGGGAGTAATTCGGCTTTTGGTAACCCGCCAACATCGATGCTATTATCCCAAACATGATTCAGTACCTCATATATAAAAGTGTTAATGACATAAGGCGTTGACTGCATCGCATTGATACCATCAATCACCACGGGCATGGAGTGCTTCTCCAAGTCTTGTAAGTTTTTCTTGTCTCTATATTTTACCAGTTGAAGTGGTTTGACATGGCGTGAATAGTACCCACCACCGATAACTTTTTTATCTTCCCAAGATTTTGGGCGAACCAAAGTCGGGAAGTATTCGGGAGCAAGCAACTCCATAAACCCATTTCTATCTTTAATCCATTCCATAGTTTTTTCTGTAGCAACTAGCGATACAATTTTCTTTACGCCATTGCCTTTCTTGTCAACTTCAACAAGGCCAGTATGTTCTATGAATAGTTCGATAAGTTTGTAGCCAACATGAACCTTCTCTGTTCTTGTCCATGCAGGTACTTCAACACCATCTCTTACTGCGGATTCCCGCATCTTCCTACGCTTGTAACCATAGCCAAAGCTACGCTTATCAAGGTCACGCTTTACGACCCCATATAATTCTGGGTTCTTGTCTTCAAAGAAACGTAGCCACATTTCTGTTTCTACATTCTTACCAATAGTGATAGCAGTGGATGTTAACTGTCTATTGATTGTGATTGAGTTAATGATGGTCTTGGCTGCAATCAAACAGGCTACCTCTGGTGGTATCTGTTCAAGCAACTTCACGGCAATCGGTGTTGCCCCTTTGGTGCGGTTGCCTTCATCGACAAAAGCAATTAGCCCTTGTGCCATTGGGTCAATGCTCGACCCCAATAAAGTTTTACCATAATTAGAGAACGACTCTTCGCCACGCTCTTTATGTTCTTGTACCCTCTTGTTAAATCTGTTGATTCCAAGAGTCCTCATCTCAAGTTCAAGGGCAGTCTGTCGCTCCAAATCTTTAGATGATATTTCGATTAGCTTTACTAATTCGTTAGGTAATTCCACTAGCTTTCTCCTATTCTGGATTAAAATAATTAATCCGTTGGTGGATAGTCGCTAAACTGTACGTTTACTTAGGTTTTCCTAGGTTACATCCCCTAAAGGATGCAATATTATGGATTTTCAGTCCTCTGCTCTACCAACTGAGCTACCTAGGCACATAAAAAAAACGTAACAGTTTAGCGGTCTATACATTATTTATACCGCAACGGATACAGGAAAATGATTTCTCTCATCCGTTCCAGGATTGTGAGATAACACCTTCATTGCATCCATAACCGTCTTATTATTTAACTTAGCGTACTGCATAGTTGTCTTGATATCTTTGTGACCCATGATTTCTTTGACCACATAAATATCGACCCCACGCTGTACTAATCTTGATGCAGTCGTATGTCGTAACATATGAATACAAAAAGACTCATCTTCTTCTTGGAAAGCAGTTCTCACTTCTTCCCGCCAGTTTCTCTGTACTGCCCAATAGTTATTAGGAAATACAGGTTCATCAGCTTTCTTACCAACACAAAGGTCAAGCACTATCTCTCTAGCCCGTGGGATAAGCGGGATGATGCTATACTCGTTGTTGTTCATGTGCTTCCTGTCATACAAGTTGATGAAGTTTCCGCTGCGGTCAACATCACCTACTAAGAAGCCCTTCTTTTTACATGATGCAGGTGCATTACTATTGTGACCAATAGTTTCGGATAGCCGTAATCCTGTATCAATTTGGAATAGATAAAGATTCAAAAACTCTTCCATCTTTTTAGCTTTTAAAATCTCAACCAACCGCAGCTCCTCTTCGGGTTGCATGAACCTAAGTCGATGCGACCCCTTTTCTCGCCAATCAAAATGTAAAGGCTCAAAGTCCTTCCCATAAATGCTTGGCTTGGCCTTGGCGTACTTTATCAAAGATGACAAAGCACTGTAGTAGTGATTGATTGTTGAACCCGACAGTTCACGCTTGTCCAAAGCTTCTTCCAAACGCTCAATGTCTAAGTCATCAATCTCATTGACTAACTTTTGCGACCCAAAGAAATTAACAAGCCACTTGGCTCGTGATTTCTGTGCCTTATCTTTCTTGTTCCACACTTTAACACTTACCTTGTGGTACAGTTCCGATATGGTTCTAGGGTCATACTTTTTGTGTGTCATAGTATTATCCTCATTGTTCTGTTAGTGATTTATAAACCCGATTACCTTTATTGGTAAGACGCACTAACTTACGCCTACGTTCCATCGGGTCTTCTATTGCTTCAACCAAACCAAATCCTGGTTGAGCTGCAATCTTTATTTTACTAAGGATGCTGACGTTCCGACTAACGGAACTTTGTGCGACCCCTAGTTTAGCTTTTAGTTCGGTCATGCTGATTCCCCTTGAATCTTTATGCATCCCGACAAGTAGGAACAGTGACATACATTGTGCTTGCATCTCTCCGTTAAGCTTTCTAAATTCTTCGATTGCTTTGAACAATCCTTTAGCATTCATACTCCCTCTTCTGTTCCATTTTATTTACAGTCGTGGCGGAACTTACCGACCCTTCAGATATATTCTGATGTAACCTACGTCTATCCATCTTTCATGCTCATCAGCGTCTGTCGAAAACCCGACCCACCGATTCCATGACTCAACATAAATCGAAAAAAAATATAAATTTAAATACATTGTCTTTTCCTTTCTATATTGTTGGTGAATCACACGGGCGGTCATCAGACCACGCTTTTATTTTCGCTACCTCTAGACTCAATTTAATCACCCCCTTCAAAAATTATAGTTAAACGACCCACAGTATCCATTAACGTATTAATTGCAATAAAAATAAATTCCTGGAAAGCTGCAATAGCTTCCCAAGAATCCAAGATTTAAGCGTGGGCTTCAATAAAGTTATCCACCGCTTTACGAATTAAATCCGCAACAGCTACCTGCGAGTTAGCATCTACGCTTTGCTTAAAAGCCATTTGCTTTAGCTTGTCGTAGTTACGAACCTGCAAGTTCACATTGTATGTGATGGTGGGTTCTTTAATCTTGTTTGGCCTTGCCATAAGTCTCTCCTTTAGTTGCCTATCGAATCGTTGACGTACACCCTTAGATGGGTGGAGAGGGCGATAGGTTGCCCACTTTCATATCTACGCCAATTTGCCTTTGCTTCATCGTTCATATGCTGACCTTTGACCACCACATGGTAGCGGTCTTTGTTAAGGTAAGCTTTGAGTTGCCCTATGAATGCTCGACCCTCTTGGTTGTTAGGAATCTCCGCAAACTGATAGCGACTAAGGTTTGGTTTCTTGTTCATGTATTTACTCCATGTTCATTGATACAATGGTTACAGACTAATAATGAGTCTTGGACAATTTTTGGGAATTGCTCAAGTAAATGAGCAACCCCGCATTGTTGGATATCGTCTTTTGTGAACCCATCAAACCCACACATTTCTTCATGGTGGTGTTCATTGGCACAGATACCACAGTTAAAAATATCATCCATTATTTTAACTCCAATACTACGTCACGTTTTCTAAGTTTTAGTTCACCCGCATTTAGGTTGAACCTTCGATACTGATGCAAATCAGCATCCCATACAGTCACATGGTTTTTACTATCTCTAGTAGCCTCTATGAGCCTACCGTGAAAGTGACGGACGTTACCATTAACTTTGGTAAAACTTCCCGATACAAAGTGACCTTTGAAAGCGTTTAGTAATGTTTGTTTCTTGTTCATAAGCATAACTCCTTATTGTTGTGTTTGATGCTCTTTAAGATGTGAGCAATGACATCGACCGTAAATCCGTTACCAAGCATTTTATAGCGTTGGGTATTCGATACATGGTCAGTGTATCCTTCGGGAACTGTTTGAAGGCGTTCAGCCTCAAGCGGTGTAAGCTTACGCCATTTGTATGGCTCAACGAAAACTTTAGGTTCACGATTGCCACCCGTACAAGCGTTAAGCGTTGGTGACTTGCCACTAGAATGATAGACACGTTTGATAGTGTCATGTCCGTTGATGTCAGCGTTGCCAACATGAATCAGACCCTCATTGCTAAACACAAGTTGCCTACGGTGTTTTTCAAAATAAGATTTGAGGTTACCGCCTTTGAAATAGTTGGCATCGATACAATGTGATTTGGTACGGTCAGTGCAACCGTCTTCCAAAATGTCATGCAAGTAAATGCCTTGGTCAACAATCTCATCAATAGGCAAGTTAGTCCAATATAGACGCTTGCGGTTTTGTGCTGAGAATTTGTTGCTATTGATTTCGATAGGCTCGACCCCAAGATATTTACTGATAACGTCTTGAGATTCTTTTTTCATCTTGACGTTTTCAAGTAGGAAATATTTAGGGTTCAATGCATCTTTAAGTTTAACAAACTCAAAGAATAGTTTTGAACGTGGGTCATCAAAGTTTAATTGCTTACCCGCAAAACTAAAACCTTGGCATGGCGAACCACCGATAAGCAAATTGATGTGCCTATATGTATTGTCGGCAATCTTGAGCATTCCCGCCTTGCCATTGTTATATGTGATTGTGTCAAGCTTAGTGATGTCACCAAGTTGGACGGTATCTGGAAAGTTGGCTTGATGTACCTTGATTGCATAAGGGTCAATTTCTGACGCACAATACAATGACGGTGTGATGCCTAGTCTTTGGAGGGCAAGACGCCCCCCACCTAGACCATCAAAACAACTTAGGACTTGTAAGTTATCTTTGAGTAACATTATTTTGCCCCCATTGGAAAGTTAGCTTTTGCCCATTGTGTCGTAGCTTTGTAACGAGACACAGAACCTTTCTTTTTGTAAATCCAAGGATAAGTGCGACCCTTTGAATTGTACTCAAGAAGTTCATAAAGTGGATGGTCAACTGTTGGGTCAACACCCTCAAGCTTAGACCAAAACTCCAAATCTTTTTGGCCTTTGGTTTTTGCACCATCGACCCGCAAAACTAATTTGAATGTGGCCTCATCGGGATTGTATGAACAATTGCCAAGTTCCCATGTGACGTTCTCAAGTTCAGACAGTTCAGCAAACCTATTGGTCAACTTCATAAAGTCTTGTCTAAACTTTTGTAAGATTGGTTTATTTAATTGTGTAACTTTCATTTGTACTACCTCATATTTAGTTGTGTGAGTGGTCAGTATAGCAGGTAAACATACTTATGCAATCCGTTTATGCATTTAATCCAGGAAAAGATATAAATTCCTGGAAAGCTGCGACCCACTGGTGCGACCCACTGGATTTTTAATGAATCACAAAAAAAAGACTTCGCAGGATGCTCAAGGGCGGGTGTTGTTGGTGTTGGATATAGTAAAGCCCCATAAACACATTAAAA